ACCGGGTCCTACATGGGGCCTGGCGTGTGGGATCCGGTCAACGAGACCACCACGGCACAGCCAGTGATCTACACCGGGCGCGGGGTTCTCGACAGCTACGACAGCCGACGAATCGACGGCCTGAACATCCTAGTTGGCGACGTGCTGCTGATCTGCCTGGCCAACGAGGTCACGGACAAGCCGGCGGTGGGTCACCAGATCACTGCCGAAGACCTGCTCACCGGCGAGCAGGCGACCTACACCATCGTCAGCCCTGGCATTGACCCGGCCCAGGCCCACTACGAGATCCAGCTGAGGAAGTGACCATGGCCAAAGGGAGAGGGTGGAGCACGCCCCCGAGCGCTTTCGCCGGGGTGGTCGAGGAACAGCTGGCTCAGCGTGTCCGCGTCATCGCCCTGGCCATGCTCAACGAGATCGTCCTGCGGTCGCCGGTTGATACCGGGCGGTTCCGGGGCAACAACATCGTGAGCGTAGGGTCTCCGGTCTACACCAGCAATGCGAACGTTGACCCGACGGGGTCGGAGACTATCCAGCAGGGTGCCAGGATCACTACTGGCCTGGAGCCCTACACCCTGGTGTTCATCCAGAACAACCTTCCATACGCCACCGCGCTTGAAGACGGCCACTCGCAGCAGGCTCCTGGCGGGATCTATGCGGTGTCGTTCAACGGCGTTTCCCAGGCCTATAGCTCATGACCTTCGAACAGATCCGGGCCATCGTCACTGGCCGAATGACGCAGTGGGCGGGGATTCCCGCTGACGCCGTCGATTACCCGAACAACCCGCAGGGCCCGTTCAATCCTGCCGGAAAACCCATCTGGGCCCGATTGGCAGACGTTCCCGGTCTTTCGAGCGCGCCAGAGGTCGGAGTCGGCCCATGTGTGCGCCGTACCGGCGTCATAATGATTCAGCTGTTCGTGCCTAGCTACAAGGGCACCCTGGCCATCACGAAGACAGCCGACACGCTGGTGCAGCACTTCGAGTTCTACAGCGACCCGGTTGGGCCATTCGAATGCCACGCGGCATCAGCTACCACGGTTGGCGACGACGGGCACGGCTGGTACCAGGTCAACATCTCTGTTCCATACAGGGCCTACTGATGACCCAGACCATGAAGGTTCGCATCGATGGCGAGCTGGTAGACCGCAAGGTCGCGAACGTTACCCGTGCCATTCAAGATGACGGCTCGACCATCGAATACCCGGAGCCAACGATCGATCACAACGAAGTCGTCTTCCGCTCTGAAGACGACCCGGTGCCGATCATCGTCGTTCGCACCATGCCGGCCTGACAGCCGACCCATCCTGCACCGCCACATGGCGGTTTTTTTACGCCTATCGATAGGAGAAACACCCCATGTCCAGTGGTGCCAAGGTCTCGACCGCGTGGAAGCGCGAAGTCACCCCAGGAGTAACACCGGCGGGTAACTGGAACGTGCTGACCCGTGTCAGCTACGGTCTCGTGCCAACCTACAACACAGAAGAGAACAACGAGATTGGCGCTGACCGCATGGCCCAGGGCACGACCCAGACCACTGTCGACGTCGGTGGCGACGTGGAGACCAAGCTGCGCTATGGCGCGCTGGACGAGTTCATGGCGTCCTGCTTCGGCAAGGATTGGGCCGGCAACGTACTGACCATGGGCAACGACCGCATCACGTTCTCGCTCGGTTCCTACGCCAGCGACATCGGCGTTGCAGCGGTTGCCCGCGGCGCCCAAGTCGCGACCATGAACTTCGAAGTGCCGAGCGACAACGAAATCACGGTCACCACGACCTTTGCGGCCACTTCCTGGCAGGACAAAGCCGATGACACCTCGTTCATCGTCAGCCCCCAGCCCGAGGCCAAGCAGCGCCGCTATGGCTTCAAGGACGTGAGCGGCCTGAAGATCAATGGCGAGCAGCTGGGCGAGGACAACGCCTGCGTCGACAGCTTCAACCTGCAGTTCGACAACGGCGTCCAGACCCAGCGTTGCATCGGCAATGGCAACCCGTTCCCAGGCAACATCATCCCGACCATCTTCACTCCTTCGGGCTCGATCACCATCAGCTGGTCCAAGAAGGCCTACGAGTTCTGGAAGGCGCAGCAGACCGGCAGCACGCTGAGCTTCGAATTCACCCTGAATAACGCCGACGGCGGCTACACCTTCCAGATCCCCGAGATGGAAGTGTCCGGCGATTGGCCGGACGGTGGAGCGACCGACATCATCCAGGTTGAACTGACCTACACCGGCCGGCGCGTTCCGCCAACCATCACCCGGACGCCGGCTCCCATAGCCGTCACTGGCGTGACCGTGGCACCGACCACCGCGAGCATCCAGGTAGGTAAGACCCGCGATCTGGAGGCTCTGGTGGCTCCTGTGGGGGCAAGCCAGCAAGTCACCTGGACCACGTCCGACGCAGCCAAGGCCACTGTCAGCCAGACCGGCCTGGTGACCGCTGTTGCGATTGGTACGGCCACCATCACCGCGACCAGCAAGACCGATCCGACCAAGAACGGCACTGCGACCATCACCATCACCGCTTAATCCTTTGCCTGGCGCGCTCTGCGGTGTGCGCCGGGCCTTTTACCGCAGAGGAACACCATGGGCATCACGATCGCCAAGAAGCCAGAGCTCGATATCGATGGCACCCGCTGGGTTGAAATCGCCAAGGGCGCGAAAATCCTGGTTGGATCTACCGCCAGCCCGCTGTACAAGTCGCACTATGCGCTGATCCAGCGCCACCTCGCATCCATCGACATGCAGACCCGTGTTGGCACCAAGGACTTCAGCATTGCCGATGCGGAGCCGGTTGTTTTCGAGCAGGAAAGCGAGATGCTCTTCGATTTGGTCTCCAAGCATCTGATCCAAGACTGGGAAGGCGTCGATGAAGCCGAAAGCCCTGGCATCCCCGCACCTTACTCGCCAGAGCTGTGCAAGGCGCTTCTTCGGCAGATGCCCGAGGTCTACTTCCTGGCAATCAAGACAGGCAGCGACATTGCCCGACGGATCGTAGAGAACGCCCAGGCCACCGCAAAAAAGCCCTCGACGCCTACATCTGGGGGCGGGAGTGGGCGGGCGAAAGCAATGAGAAAGCCCGCTGGAAGCGCGAAAGGCTGAAAGGCGTAGCGCCGGTACCGCCTCAACCAGAGATTGATAGAGTCACTGCTGAGGTCCTTGAAGCCTACGGCTCTATCAGCCGCACCCGGCAATACGTCGGAATGATCGGCGCTCCAGCACCAATCTCCCCGGCAGCCATCACTGACTATCTGGCCCGCTATCCCACAGCGATTTATCGCGATGAGTTCGACGCTGCGATTTTCGCGCTAGATGACGAGTTCCGCAGGCACTGGGATGAGCAGCAGGAGAAGGACAGGCCGACGCCGCCAAAACGATAGCCCGCCAAGCGGGTTTTTTTACGCCTGGAGAATGCTATGGCGCAGGAATCCCGCCTTGCCATTACGATTGACTCGCGCCCAGCAAAGAAAAATGCCGATGACCTGAGCGACTCGCTCAACAAGGTAGAGCAGAGCGGTGAAGGAGCCGCGGCCTCAACTGAGAATCTGAGCCGGGTAACCGTTACCCTAGGCTCGAACATGGGCAAAATGGCTTCAGCGGCCGTCACGGCGCTTGGGCGCATAGACAAATCAACGGCTTCCACTGATCGCCAGATGTCGGTCTTGGTGTCGAAGTCAGATGCCTTAGAATCCGCCATGCTGTCTGTGGGGGCGGGCGTGACTAAACTGGACGCAAGTCTGGCTCAGTCGACCACGCTGCTGTCGCAGATGTCGACTGGCATCGGCCAGTTGTCGAATGGATTCAGTGTTTTCTCCAGCACGCAAAGCCAAGTCAATGCCCAGCTGATCCGTGTTGCTGCCGCGCTTGAACAAGTCGCCAGTGGTGCGCGACAGGCCGACGTAGCCATGGATTCGGTTTCCGGCAGCTCTAAGGCCGCCGACGCATCGCTAGAGCAGCAACGTCAGGAGCTGGCTCGACTGGTAGGCCAGATCAATCCGACGGTCGCTGCGCTTGGTCGCCTGGACGACATGCAGGAGAAACTGGCCAAGTTCAAAAAGGCCGGCCTCGTCGAAAGCGACACGTTTGTCGAGTACACCCAGCGCATTAACACCATGCGCGATGCTCTGGGTGAAACCAGCACCGGCATGAACAAGGCCGGAATTTCGGCCAAGGCCTACCAGGCGTCCTTACGTGGCCTTCCTGCCCAGTTCACCGATATTGCCGTCAGCCTTCAGGCCGGGCAGGCACCTCTGACTGTACTCCTGCAGCAGGGCGGTCAGCTCAAGGATATGTTCGGTGGTGTAGGGCCGGCCGCGCGCGCCATGGGTGGCTACGTCCTTGGATTGGTGAACCCGTTTTCCGTTGCCGCGGCAGCCGCCGCTACTCTGGCGCTGGCCTACTACCAGGGCTCTGAGGAATCTGAGCGCTTCGCCAATGCGTTGATCGAGAACGGCAACGCCGCCGGCACCAGTGCAGGCCAGTTGGCGGACCTTGCCAATGAAGTGGCCAGCACCAGCGGCACGGTTGGCGCTGCAGCGGCTGTGCTCACCAAGCTGGCAGCCGCAGGCAACCCGCTCACCTCGATGTACGCGGAGATCACCCAGGCCTCTCTGGCCTGGTCGAAGCAAACCGGTCGAGACATCGACGAGGTTGTGAAGTCGTTCAACGACATCGCGAAAAGCCCGGTCGAGGCAATCAAGAAGCTCGACGCTGAGCTGAACATTCTGACCACCTCGCAGTACGCCAACATCGTTTCCCTGCAGGAGCAGGGCGACACCATGGGGGCGGCGCAGATGGCCGCAGGCCTTTACGCCGAGGAGATCAGTAGTCGAGCCAAGGAGATTGAGGGAAACCTCGGCACCCTGGAATCTGCCTGGCAGTCGGTCGCCGGGTTTGCCAAGAAAGCCTGGGACGCGATGCTGGACGTTGGCCGTGACAAGTCTCTGGAGCAACAACTTGCGGACGTAGAGCGCAAAATATCGGATGCCGAAAATGGCATTCAGCAGGGCGGCCGCGCGGCGTTTGGACTCGGGGTGACTTCCAAGAGCGTTGATCAACTGCGTCAACAAGCTGCCGATCTGCAATCAGCTATTGCTGAGGCTGGTCGAAAAGCTTCTGAGGATGCGGCAAGCAAGGCTATTCAAGATGCCGGCAAGAAG